AGTCAATTGTAATCAGTGCAAATCTGTCCAGAGAACTCGCATCCAATTGGAATCTTCCGGTGTACTCAATGTCTGCTCCAGTACCAACCGTATTACCAGCTGCAATAATTCTAAAATCCTTATGCGCATCGACTCTGCCAGTAGGGAAGTCAAAGTATCTGTTAGCAATCGCACTATTCAGAATAATCAATGTCTCTGGGATGCTTCCGTCCATTTCGTCTAAGAAGAACAGTCCACCATTTGTAAATGCCTTATAGAATTGTGTCTCGTGGTAAGTACCATTCGCATCAATAAAACCTTTCAACTGGTACTCCTGCGTTACTGCATTGGTAAAGTAAAACTCAAGTCCAAGTCCTTCTGCAATCTGTTTGCAGATTACGTTCTTACCAGTTCCAGCTGCACCACTTAAAAATACTGGAATGTCCAGATTAACCAGCTTCAATACATCGTCAAACTTCTCATGTGTCGTGCCAGTAACTTCATGTGTCGCTTCTGGTGTCACAACTACATGCTTCTGTGGAATCACACCAAATGTCTTTTTAATATGTTCTTCCAGCATTGGCTTTGCAAATTCAACAACCTTTTCAGTGGACTGTTCAGCGAGTACTCTAATCATAATCTCTTCAAGTCTGCTTCCAAGTCCGTCTCCGGTCGCTTTAGGAGCTTCCTGCTTCGGTGCTTCTGTAGCCACTGGCTTACCAGTAAAGATTGCTTTCATTTCAACCAGCTTGCTTTCAGCAGCATCCATGTTGTCCTTTACTTCCTCTCTCAAGTGACTGTACAGAGGTCTTTCACCATCTTCACTCAAGCACTTCCATTTGCCATCAGCAGTAGCATAGAATCTCTTCTGGTACATAACCATAATTCCCTTGCCAAAATCCTTTTCGTCAGCTACCAAATCAAGTCTTTCACATTCTTTCAAAATAATCATATGTAATTTCCTCCTCAATATGTTTTTGCAATTTTAAATTGCTTTATTGTATCTTTATTCTAACACATCCACTGGATTTGTCAAGTATAAATTGCATTATTTTTAGAAAAATCAATTTGAAATAGACTAGCCGCAGCCAGCCTATTTCAAATTCATTGATTCAATTATTTCGTCTGCATCATAATTGTGCTTTTTGGTGTACTTTAAATCTATGTAGAATTCATTCTCCTGCAACTGTTCTTTGATTACACTATGTTCAGCTCCACCATGTATAGAGTGTCCATATCCGCTACTCCATCTACGCTCTTTCAAACCATTGCATGTTTCCAACCACTTAAAACCAAAACGTCTAAACATAGAGGGATGTGCCACCGGAAAACATAACTTCTGCAAATCCATGTGTTCTCTGAAATCCTTAACATCAACACTACCAAAAGCATAATCCTCACCCTCGTTAGCGCAGAAGTACATAATTTTCAAATTGACTCTGCAACCATTCAGCTCAAGTCTATTGATTACATTTAAAACTGCAACACCGGATTCAACAAATTCCTTTGCTTCTGTCATACAATTGTCGCAGATGTTATACACTATAGAAACTGCCTTAATCTTTTGAGGTGTCTTTTCCATATAAATCATACTGTTTGGTAATCCCATAATCGCATTCGGTACATTCGGTGCATATCCAACAACTCCATTGGAAACTCTGCGCTTCTGTATAACTTCTGTCTTTTTGATTCCTGCAGCAACGCCAGCTTTAATTTTATCAAGCACATCGGTATAGCCATGTTCAAAAAGCTCGCAAGCTTCTTCCCAATCTCTAGTTCCAGTGAAACTCTTGTCGTTTGTAATAGAGCTTTGTTTTCCATTCATTACTGAATTGTTTGGTCTACTGTTCACCACACTAAGCATCTGGTGGATACTCGTAAAATGTTCTTTGATTATATTTGCCATAATCAATCCTCCTTTTCTTTATGCAATTTATAATTGCTTAACTATATTCTAGCATACTGACGCTGAATGTCAAGTATAAATTGCATGAGTCAATTATAAATTTGTGGGCAATTGTCCACGATTTGTCCACCGTGAGCAAAATGGGCAAAAATAGAGGAAGATATGAAAAGATACAAAAAGACGTTTAGTTTCCAACAAACCCTTGTCAAATATAGGTTTATAGGATATACTAAACGTCATAAAGATGCGTAAAAATGTTTAGCGTGCATATACCGCCAATATAGAAACAATCGTTAGTTTGCAGCTCAGAAACCCTTTAAAATAGCGGTTTCTACTTATTATAAAGAGTACCGAGAATGTAATTTGTCCACGTTTTGTCCACGCTCTATAGACTACGTGGGCAAATTACCATTCACTACTTTTTCAAAGACATCGACTGCACTCTGTTCCATAGACTCAGTGTTGTGGACATAAGTTTGTAAGGTGGTTTCTATTTTCTTATGACCTAATCTGTCTTGGACTGCTTTTGGACTTACACCATTTTCAATAAGTAGAGTTGCATGCGTATGTCGTAAGCTATGGTAGTCAAAAGCTATGTGCATCTGGTTTCGAATTACTCTGCTGCAATACTTAAAAGAATCGCTGGAGGTCATTTCTCCGTTTTCACTTACGCAGACCATTTTCAATCTTGGCAGCTGCGGTTCGACTGCTTTAATGACCGGAATGATTCTTGTGATTTCATTTCCCTTTTCATCTTTTTCAACCTTACCAACATGAATTGTGTAATATTGACCGTATTCCAATTCATACATCAGTTGTCGTTTCTTTTCCTCTTTTAGAGCTTTGATTAAAGTGTCCGGCATTTTGATTACACGCTCAGATCCATACTTAGGTTCAGTGAAATACCACGCTGACTTTTCCTCTTTTTTTCCTTTTTGCTTTAGAACTTGTCTTACTTCCACACCATAATTGCGCTTGACTGTCTGTTTGTTAATCGTAATGGTTTTCTCTTGGAAATCAATATCATCCCACGTCAATCCGAATGCTTCGGAAATTCGCAAGCCACAATTCCAACCTAGCAGCAGTGGGATGTGAAATCTATTGCCAGCCGGAAAACGTTCAATGATTTTCTGGAAGTCCTCTGACTCTAATATAATCCTTTCTCGTGGTTTACGTTCCACTTTAGGATATTTGACGTATCTCATGGGATTTTCTTTGATGTATTTTAGAGGTTCTACTGCATAATCCAATGCCACTGAGAATGTGGAGAGTATGCCGACCAAGTGTGATTTGGAGAATCCGTTTATCTTTAGTTGATTTGCGTACTGGACAAGCTGAGTAGGTGTCAGTGATTTCAGTTTGTAATGCCCAAAGTTAGGTTTTAGATGATTTTCAATGATGTTTAGATATGCAAGCTGAGTGTTATATTTCAATTCCATCTTCGCATAATTATCAAACCAGAAGTCCAAATAATCCGCAACTGAGATTTCAGTTAATTTAAAATGCTGACCGGCATTATTATATTCTGCAAGAGCTTTGTTGCCGGCTTCCAATGCTTCCGCTTTTGTTCTAAAACCGGATTTACTAATCTGATTTCTTTTACCATCAATGGGGGCAGCTTCGAATCTGTATTCCCAATTTGGTTTCTTTAGCTTTCCGTTTTTGTCAACTTTGTTTAGATTTCGATTTCTGACCGTAACCGCAGCCATAAATAAATCACTCCTTTGTTTGTTTTTTGTGCAAGTGTGCAAGATGTGCAAGATGTACTACTACTATATATATTTTATATATTCACTTCTATATAGATATTTTTCTTATTTATATAAAAGTAAGAAGTTTGCATGCACATCTTGCACAAGCCTTGAAAGCCGCATAAACAAAGGCTTCCAGTTGTGCAAGATTGTGCAAGTGTGCAAGCAAATTAGATTGCCAGCATGATTCCGCATGTTGGAAACTTCTCAAAAAGACGTTCTATCGTTAAAAACTTGATGGAACTAACGTCAGCAGAGTTCAGTGGTAAAAAATATGCTATTACAAAATCTTTGTAATAGCTTGGTATCTCAGAATTGACGTGTATCAATTTTTCTTCGAATGTGTGGTTTAAATATCCTGCAATTTGATTGCCCAGATTTTCCTCTACGATGTGAACATTTTGTTCTGATATAACTTGATTCGTCTTTTCCACTAAATACATTCCCTTCCAAACGATATTACTCTTGATTATTCTTTGCTAATAATTTTCCAAGTTTCAAAGAACTTTCTATACTATTAAGTAGAAGTTCCTTAGATTGGTCGTTTAATTCGACTCCATCTATTGTTATCTGAGAATCCGTTTGCAGTTCGTTGAGTAGTAATCGTAACGTCTCGCTCACGTCAATGCTCTTGGATTCTGTGTCTTTGGTGTTTTCTTGACCGGTCAAATATTCAACGGAAACGCTAAAATAGTCTGCCAGCATTTTCAGCTTGTCATATGGTGGCATAATCTTATCTGTTTCATACGCAGAAATAGTGGCTCTTGTTACTCCTAATAAATCAGCTAACTCGTATTGCTGCTTTCCGTGTTCTTTACGGATAGACTTTAATCTTTTGTAGAATTCACTCATTTTTCCACCTCCTAGTTATCTTGTACCGATAAATTACATTGTAAGTATAGCAAGTTTAACTTGCGTTGTCAATGCCTTGCGCAAGTAAAAATAGAAAAAAATTTAAAAAGCAAGTAAAAATTGCTTTACAAATCTTTATAAGCAAGTTATAATAGCATTATAGCAATATATTATTGCACAATAACATTGAGAAAGGAGAATTTTAAATGGCATTTGACTTAAAAAAGGTGCGAGAAGCAGCAGGAATGACACAAGATAGTTTGGCAGAAAGGGTTGGTGTTACACGACAGTCCATTGGCATGTACGAGAACGGAGTCAACAAACCATCTGTACCAGTTGCAAAAGCAATTGCAGAAGTGCTTGACTTTGATTGGACTAATTTTTTTGCAGACTAAAGCAATTTAAAATTGACTGAGGGGAGTGAGGATTGAGTTTTGGAAGATGTATTGTATACAGTACCAGAAGTTGCTGCATTACTAAAGACTAATGAAAATTATGTATACAAACTGATTAAGGCAAAATTGCTTCCCTGCCTACAGTTGGGCAGATACAAAGTGAGACGGCAGGCACTATTGAACTTTTTGGAAATGAATGAGGGTAAGGATTTAACAGACCCAGAGAATGTGAAGGAGATTATTTATGAGTAAGAGTAAGATTATTTATGAAAGTGACGAGAAGCGTACAAAAATTGAAGTTGAAGCGACCGGAGAAGATTTAATGAAAGCAGTATGCAGAATTGCATATCAAGCAAAGGTGCAGTTGGAAATTCCAGAAGATAAGTTTATTGACCTTGTTAAAGACGGTATGAAAGTTGCTGAACTAGAAGCAAAAATGAACGAATCCGGTGCAGCAGACAAATTGGATTCAATTATTGAATTACTTGAAGCTCTTATGAAGCGTGAGGGCAAAGATGATTAAATTATTTCCCCACCAGATAAAAGCTCTGGAAGAGACAAGTGATTGCAACCGAGTTGCTTATTACTTGGACATGGGTTTGGGAAAGACGTTTGTTGGTTCTGAGAAGATGATTCAATTGGGTTGCCGGATAAATTTGCTGGTGTGCCAGAACACGAAGATTGACGACTGGAAAGAGCATTTTGAAAAGTACTACAGTCACATTGTATTTGTTTTGAGGAATCCAAAAGAGCTAAAGATGTTTTTAGCAGCAAATAAGTCACAAGGTTATAAGTGCATTGGCATTGTGAATTATGAGTTGGCTTGGAGGAGAAAAGAGCTACTGGATTTGAAAGATTTTACGTTGATGCTGGATGAAAGCTCTCTGATACAGAGCAGCAAAGCAAAGCAGACTAAATTTATTATGAAGCTGAATCCAAAGAACGTAATACTGCTGAGTGGTACACCTACAAGTGGTAAATACGAAAACCTTTGGACACAAATGAGCTTGCTGGGTTACAACATCAGTGAAGACTTGTATTTGAAGCAGTATGTGAACTTTAAGACAGTACGATTCGGTGGAATGATACGAAAAACCATCGACAAAGATAATCCTTATAAGAACGTGGAGCGTTTGAAATCTAAGTTGCGGCAGCATGGATGCGTTTTTATGAAAACGGAAGAGTGCTTTGACTTACCGGAACAGAACTTTATTGCAGTGCATGTTCCTAAATCAAAGGATTATGTGAAGTTTATCACAGACGATTATGTGCAGCTGGCAGATGGTACAGAACTCATTGGAGATACAAGCCTAACAAAGAGATTGCGAGCAAGGCAACTCTGTGGACAATACAGTGAAGCCAAATTGCAAGCCTTTGTGGATTTGCTGGAATCTACACAAGACCGGTTGATAGTATTCTACAACTTTAATGATGAAATGTACCAGCTGGAGCAGATTTGTAAGGACTTGGGCAGGACAGTTGGAGTTATCAACGGAGAGCGCAAAGATAAAGAGTTGTTTGATAAGCATTCTGATTGCGTTTTACTTTGCCAGTACCAAGCTGCTTCTATGGGATTGAATTTACAAGCTGCAAACAAGATTATTTATTATACAGTACCAGAACGTAGTGAATTATTTGAACAGTCCAAAAAGCGTATCCACAGAATAGGTCAGCAGAACAAATGCTTCTATTATGTAATGATGTGTAAGGGTTCTATAGAGGAAAAAATCTATGACCGGTTGCAGCAACTTAGGGATTATACGGATGATTTATTTAAGGAGGACTTTGGAGATGAATGATGATTGGGAACTCGATGATATGCCAGTAATGATATTGCGAAAGTTATATGAAGAGGACAGAATTGCAACTGAAGTTAGAGCTGGACATTTGGTTGGTTTTATTTTTGAGGAGGATGTATGAATAAAGATTTGACATCTGAATTATGCGATGTGCTGATACAGAAAAAGCAGTTGGAGGAAAGAGAAAAAAACCTAAAGGCTTTAATTATGGCAGATATGGAATCCTGCAATGAAGCTAAGTATGAGGATGATTGTTTGAAAATTGCTTATGTTCCGGCAAGTGAATCTATGACATTTGATAGCAAGCAGTTCCAAAAAGAGAATCCGGAAGCATACAAATTGTTTTTGAAGCCTACGAAGAAAGCAGCTTATTTGAGAGTGAGTGTGATTTAATGGCAACTGAGAAGAATTTTGAAAACAGAATCAAAGCGTTTTTGAGTGGTAGAGGTGCGTGGTTTCTGAAATATTGGGGCGGTGGGCAGTACACAAAATCCGGTATCCCAGATATTTTGGCATGCGTAAATGGTAAGTTTGTTGCTATTGAAGTGAAAGCACCGACCGGAAAGCCTAGTGAATTGCAGCTCTATAATTTGCGAACTATTGAGGAAGCCGGTGGATTTGCATTTCTATTGTATCCAAAGCAATGGGAAAACTTTAAGCACTTCATTGACTTACTCTATGGCGATTTTAGCGATGCTATACAAGCCAACGGCATGTACGACTCTATAAAAGGTTGGTGATGCTATGGGAAATAAGCTGAGAGATGTCTTTGAAATGCCACAGTTTACATTAACCGAGGAAACAAAAAGAATGCTAAAGGAGCTTAGCGGTTATAAGTGGAAATCCGATGGGACATTTGTATGGATGATAGACGATTTGGAGGAAGAGCCTAAAGAACCGGAGCAACCACAATGTAAATGTGAAATGACGAGATTTAGCCATAGCAGTACAGAACTCTTTGAACAGTGTCCTTTTAAGTTTAAATTCCGGTACATGGATAAACTGGAAGCTCTGTGGGATTGTGAAGCAACGAATCCTTTAAAGATAGGAACTGCTCTACACAACGGCATTGAAAAAGATGCAGCTAGTGCAATCAAGGAATACTTTATGGAATATCCGGTGATAAGCAACGAGCATATTACGGAATCTATAAAGCTGGAAACTATGATTAACAAGGTCAAAGCGTTACTGGCAGGAGAAAAGGTTATCTTTGAATATAAGCTAATGACAAAAGATTTTGTTGGATTCATAGACTTATTGCAGCTTGTGGAAGTGAAGAAAGACGGTACAAAAGTCTATGACATGTACGATTTTAAGTACTCCAATAATGTGGAGCATTATTTGAAATCACGGCAGCTACACGTATACAAAGAGATTTTTGAACAGTCCACCGGACACGTTATCAGAAACATTGGATTTATATTTATTCCAAAGAATCAATCTAAGCAGCGCAAGGATGAATCGTTGCAGCAGTTTAGGCGCAGAGTGCAGATGGAAGTAGACAAAGCAGAACCCTACATTGAGTATGTGAAATTCGATGCTGATAAAGTCTACGAGTACTATGAAATTGTTAATAAAATTCAGCACACTAGAACTTATGAGAAGAAGCCTAGCTACCTTTGTAAGTTCTGTGAAATAAAAGATTATTGTGAGAAAGGAGCAGATTACATGGTATTACCTAGTAACGAGCGAAGAGAAGTTGGCAAAGCCAAAAAGAGAAAGATTTGGATTTACGGTGCAGCATTCAGTGGAAAGACTACGATGCTTGACGATGCGCCAGATCCATTGAATCTCAACACCGATGGCAACATTGAGTTTGTAACGATGCCTTACATTGCAATTAAGGATATTGTTACCACAGAGGGCAGAATTACAAAGCGTAAGTTTGCTTGGCAAGTCTTTAAGGAGACAATTGAAGAGCTGGAAAAGAAGCAGAATGATTTTAAGACAATCATTGTGGACTTGCTGGAGGATACACGTGAAATGTGTAGAGTTTACAAGTATGACGAGCTTGGTATCCAGCATGAAAGTGATTCCGGTTTTGGTAAGGCATACGACATGGTTAAAACCGAATATCTGAGCGTAATGAGACGGTTCTTTAATCTGGACTACGAAAATCTGATTGTAATTAGCCATGAGGATATTTCTAAGGACATCACTAAGAAGAACGGTCAGAATATTACGAGAATTGCACCGAACATTCAAGATGCGCTTGCCAACAAGATTGCCGGTATGGTGGACATTGTGGCGAGAGTAGTTGTTGAGGATGATGGTAGTAGAACGCTGAACTTTAAATCTAACGAAGTTATTTTCGGTGGCGGCAGATTAAAGGGTGTTACTGAAACAACAATCCCATTGAGCTGGGATGCACTTATGGAGGTTTATGATAATGCTGCCGGAACTTCCGGTGGGAGTGCTACAAAGTCTGGAAGAGCTAGAAAAACTGTTAAGGAAGAACCAAGTGATGATGCTGCTACCACCGAGGTCGGGGAAGAGTCTAAGGTTGAGGAAACTCCTGCAGAACCAGTACCAGTAGAACCGGAGACACCAGCAGAAGAGCCAAAGCGTACACGGAGAGTGAGAAAGGAAAGAGAATAATATGTTGCAGGAAATCATTGAAATGTTAAAGGAAGCAGGAGTGGTTGACACTTTGCAGGAAGCACTTAATCTTAGCCACAAGTTTTTACCATCTAAGGATGAAGAAAAGACGCACATTGAAGCATCTAAGCACACTCTTAAAGAGTTTTTGAAGCGTAAGGGTAATGAGAAGATTCTTGACAAGTTTACTGAATTTGCATTAGAAAATGCACTTGAAACAATCGTCAAGGAAATGGATTTGAAACCGGATGAATCTTATGAACCGGACGAGATGGAAAAGATGCTGGTTGAATTGAGCAAGATTTTTGGAAAAATTTTAAAGTAGGAGGACAAATAAAATGAGTATTTTTGACAAGTGGAACAAGCAGATTGATGGAGAAGCATTAAAGCAGGACGTAAAGGAAGCTGCTGAAAACGGTGGCAGTTATGAGGAAGTGCCTTTTGGTACTTATGAGGTTAAGGTTGAGAAGATTGAACTGAAAGAATGTGGTTCTGAGAAGCATAAGGGTGAGCCGATGATTGCGATTTGGTTTAAGATTCTCAACGGACAGTATAAGAACAGTATGATTTTTATGAACCAGTTGCTTACTCAGGGATTCCAGATTCACATTGTAAATGAATTGCTGAGAAGCATGGACACCGGCATTGATGTTGAGTTCGATGGCAACTACGAACACTATAACAATACAATTCTGGACGTGTTCGAAGCGACCGGCAATCTGGAGTTTGTATTAAAGTACAGTGAATCCAAAAAGGGTTATCCGGTATTCAAAATTGAAGAGGTGTTTGAGGTCTAAAATTTTTTAGACTAAAAAGCAATTTAAAAATGACTAGGGGTTGTAGAAAGCAATCCCTAGTTGAATTTAGAAAGGAGATTTGTTATGAAAGAAATCACAAGAATTATCACTGCGCAGATTACAGAGATTGCACGAATTGAAGATGTGGAAGATATTCCTACTAAAGAAAGAAGTGCTGAGAAGTTGAGAGAGGTACTTGAGGATAATTTCGGTGGATTAGATGATGTTGTGATAACAGTGCAGGATTTTGAAATGGATGTGGAATAAATGCTTTTTTACGATTTCGAAGTATTCAAATACGATTGGCTGGTCGTAATACTGGACATGGATGCGCAGCAGGAGCATGTGATTGTGAATGCAGAAGAGCAGCTACGTGACTTCTACGAGCATCACAAGGATGATGTTTGGGTTGGCTTTAATAGCCGGAATTACGACCAGTACATTTTGAAGAGCATCTTGTTAGGGTTATCTCCGAAGCAGTGTAACGATTGGATTATCGTTAAAGACAAGCCGGGGTGGAAATTCTCCAGCGCATTCTATAATATCCCACTGAACAACTACGATGTTATGCAAGGTGTAGACAGAGGTTTGAAAGTCTTTGAGGGATTTATGGGCAACGATATTCGAGAGAGCAGCGTTCCCTTTGATATTGACCGGAAACTGACTACAGAAGAAATTGCAGAAACAATTAAGTACTGTAGACATGACGTGGAGCAGACGGTTGAGGTATTCATTGAGCGTAAGAGCGACTTTGATGCACAGATGGGCTTAATCAAAATGTTTAACTTACCGTTGAGCTATAT